ATTATTATTTGTACATCTTCAGGTGAAACATCACTTGGTCGTATTGTACCGTATGAACCGATTGCCATAGTTTCTTTATCTTATAAATAGTTTAGTTCTTTTTTTCAACATTAAAAAATCCATATCCGTAATTAATCATGTCACCAAGATTATCAACCTCACCTAATCTCTGAACTCTTTCGTAAGCAGAATTTTTTCCTCTCTCCACAAAAACATTAGTTTGAATCTGTGGTTGGTCAATAACTTTAATCAAAACCTCTTCTTTAGTAATTGGTCTTTGACTTAAATTATTTTCAGTGAATCCTGACGATTGTCCAAAAAATATTGTAGTTCCGTCAATGTAATCATAGTAATCAACTAAATTAATTGTATAGGCAGTATAAGTTGTTGCGGTATTTGTTATTGCCCCCCATATTTGTCCGTTTTTAATTACAGGTACCCCAACTTGATATTTTGGAGTTCCGTATAACGCCAATTCAGTAATTCTTGATTTAGTTAAACCAGATACTGTAAATGGTACGGTTGTAAAATTATTTGAGGTTTGTGCCGACACTTCATTAACCGCATCTCCTGAGAATATGTAGTCATAACTAATAGGTGTCTCCAACCAATTACCACCTGCAGGAATAAAAAACGCCTCTCCATTTGGATTGTTAATCACAACATCACTATATGGTGTTGTTATAACTTTAGAAACTCTTGTTATTCCCCATGGATTTGTTTGTTCTAATGTTATGGTATATTTTTTATTTGCCGTTGGGTAGGTATGATTTAATGAGTTTGGTGCATATGTAGTGATAGTTTGTTTTGGTGAACCGTCGCCCCAATCAACTTTATATGCAGATAAATCAAGAAATTTTTGAAACTCACTTGATGTGTTATAAATGTTATAGACATAAGGGTTTGAAGTTGTTGATGAGAATATGAAATTAGCAACAACATCTTTTTGTAATACCGCTCCATCAAATGGGCTAAAGTATCCAACATCAACTGCAGTTTGTCTAATTAAAATTGGGATAGTAATTCCTGATAATAATGAACTTCCGTTAGGTCCTGCAGTTAACACTTGGGTCATACCTGAGTACACCCCTGTTGTTTCACCAGTATATGATGGTCCAACATTCTGACCTGACATATTAACGGTAAATAAATCACCCTTAATTGTTTCGGGGGAAATTATTATGTTATAAAAATCTTCCATTATTTTGGATTAACATATTCATACCATTTTATGGGTACTATCGCCCCCGCTCTTTGGTCAAATGAATCATAAATGTGTTGATTAGGATTCATATTAAAAACTTGGTAATTATGTTTTTCATAATCCAATTGAACTCTATAGTAAAAAAATTGAGACGCATCAAAACTGTACTTATTACCTGAAATAGATGATTGAGGCATGTTCATCATCTTAGTAAAGTACCCATTTTTAGCATCATAAAATTTGGCAGTCATAAAAAAAGTACTGATGTCTAAGAAATTTCTTTTCTTTAACCAATAAATAAAAAACCCTTCTTTATCTCCAACATAATCCAAAACAAAGTAAGGTTTCTTTATTGTAACAGGAGTTGTCTGCATAATTGCATCCATTTTTAATCCTTGTTGTGTTGGTATTATAATTGTTATATAATTTGTTTGTCTTTTGTCATCAACATTATCATACAAATCCAATTTAAAAAATGAATTTGTAAAATTGTTTGTGTAGTAATAAATCTCTTGAGTGGTAAATCCTTCCATTTGATAGTTAGATTTCCAATTTGCAACATCATTTAAAGAACCGCCAGAATAAAAATTAAATTCGTATTGGATATCGGTTGCCTGAGTCGCCCCTGTTTGAGGTGCGTGTGAAAATCTTGTAACTTCAAAATCTCTACCAACACCAATAACCTGAGTAATAATTTCACTTTCGTACTCGTCAATGCTTTGGTCTAATCCTAAATAGTCCCAAGTAAATTGAATAGGGATAGTAAGTTGTTTGTTTACAAATCCGTCTTTTCTAATTGTTAATTTATTCACATCCATCAATCAATGGTTTAATTGGGTAATTTATTCCGAGTAAATCAGAGTTATAATTTAATCCTTCAGGTATTAATCTAAAAATTACTTCCTTGTAAGGATATTGGGCACTATTTAAAAATGGGTAATCAACACCTCTACCTAAATTATCTTTAAACCCATATGAATATATATCTCTCCATCTAAATTGTTGGTCAGAACTTGAGTAAAATGAATAACTTGGCACTTGGTCAACAAACCCAACATCACCTGTTTCAATGTAATCAGAAAATACTCTAATTGTCATTGAATTGTGAGGTTCATAATAAAATCCAGGTGTATTAGTTGAATAAACATTAGTTGTTTGAAAGATGTCTTGATTATAATTTAACTTTTGAAAATATGGGGATATAATTCTTTCCGCTTGTTCATAATCATTCCACTCACAAAAATCACCGTCAATAGTGTCTCCCGACATTAAATCTTGATTATAATAAAATGTTTTAGTATTACCACTAACATCAGTTAAAGTATAATTGTATGTTGGTATACTTGTGTCAGATAATGGATTTGTTAAATCCCACCAAAAATTTGAAGGTGTCGTTAAATTAAAACCCCATCCTTGTTTTAATCCAATACCATTATTTGGTTGATTAAAATATCCTGTAAACCCTCTATTAATTACTGTTAAAAATAATTCACTAACAGGTCTTTTTTGATTATCTAAAATATTACTTAAATCTAAATCATAATTAACTGTGACATTGTACGAATTACTACTTGTCTTTTGTGAAACCCTTGAGACGTTATTTGGAGTTATAGAACTATATTCAAATTTTTTCTCTTCATTAAAAACATTCTTCTCAAATGCATTTTTAACCATAACACAATCATCAACATTAGTTAAAATTTTGTGTTCTCTAACATAATATTTTGAAGTTGTCTCTAATAAATTGTCAGGATTTATAACTCTTTTAAATGTTCCTGTTACATTGTTCGCAAATGTTGTTCCTGTATAACCAACATTATATAAGTTAAAAATATATTTTTCACTATCAAACAATCCATTACCTAATGAGTAAACTTGGAATAAATTATTATTATTGTATTTAAACGACAATTCAACATATTCTCCAACACTTAATCCATGAGGTGCAACACATTGGAAACCAATTACATTATTACCATTTTGGGTTGAATTTTTAATTGAGAAGGCGATTCCTGTAGATGCTGACCAAGTGTAACTTGTATTATTTAAAACATACGATAGTTGTTTACTATAATTGTTATCATACGCATAACTAATATAATAAGTCCAATTATATGTGTAAGCACTTTTAGCTCTATATTCAATATGTTGGTCATCAATAAACGGTCTATAAAAATCAAACTCATAATATTGTGGAAACCCTTTCCAAATACCACTAACACTTGATTGTTCAGGTGTCACATAAAATAAATTATTTTTGAATGGAACATACTGAGTACTACCCGAATAAGTGTTACCATACAAATAGTTGATTTTAAATGTGGGTCTAAAAATCGTACTAGCCTGTCTTTCGTCATCAAATACTTGAGCCAAACTAATACTTTGACTTCTATCGTATTCAGTCATTTGCTGACTTTGTTGTTCCAATGAAATACTAATTTCTTGGTCAACCGCAGGTGCTGCTTTATACTCCTGACTACTTGGTATTATTGTAAACTTATTCATCTACTGAGTATTTTGTTTTAAATTTATCTAAAGCAGTTTCACCTTTAATCAATCCAAAATAAAAATGATACGGTGCACTAACTAAAAACTTTTGAGGGTAATTTCCCGCATAATATGAATATCTCATAACAGGTGGATTACCTGAAGGTGTTATACCAAATCCAATACTGGTATAAAATACTGTGGTTCCAACATTATTACCAGTACGTAAAACATGTTCACAATCATAATAAGAGTAATTACCATTTGTTACTCCTTCATAACAAGGTCCTACATTGAATATGTATCCTCTTTCATACACGTCACTAACTTGAGTATTTGAACCAATAAAATAAGTTGGGCTATTAATATTTCTTCTATCCAAAGATTGATAATAATATCCGAATATACCCGTACTGTTTATATCTGATGATTGATTTGTTTTCCAATTATTATTTTCTGAGCCAAAAATGTTTTGAATTCCTGGTTGTTTTAATTGCCACTGATAAAACGGAACATATTGTGATTTAATACCATAAGGATATGTTATCGCATTTGCGTTATTTGAAGGTCTAAAATCAATAACTCCTGGAGTTAAAAAATCTTTATTTTGTAAATCAACCGTTGTTGATGAAAAGAAAATACCCATAGTAGGATTATCTAACCCTCCTAATATAACCACAGGGTCGTCTGAATTACCATATATACTATAAAATTCAGGCGAAAATGGTATTACCCCATATTCAGAATTTATTGACATACTTTGAGCTAAATCACCATCAATTCTTAATTTTGGTCTACTAAACAATTGATTCAAACTATTATTAAGTCCTGAAATAATTCTAGCTAAAAACCCTTCATCGGTAATTCTTGAGATAACAAATAAGTTAACTAAATCAGAAGTATCCGAATAACTTGTAGGTGCCAAACTTCTCATAATATAAGCCTTGGCTGATGGGTCAAATATTATTTCTTGATAAAAATCATCTTTAATACCTAAATTAACTATTGTAGTTGGAAACAATAAATTTCTACTATTCACAGGGTCTTCTAATCCTGTTACAGGTCTTCCAATAAATCTTTGGTTTGTAGTACTAGCCGAATAATACGGTGAACTTCTATAATAGAAATTATTTGTTTTTTCATCAAAATAAATTAACTCTTTTGCAAACTCAGGTGGTAATGGTTTATTTTGAGAATCAAAATATGTGTCAACTTGGATTGGGAAAGTATATAACGAACCGTTAACCCAATTGTTAGTAAATGATTGGGAAAGAACTCCTCTACACAATCCGTAATAAAATCTAAATCTGTAACCCCATTCAGCAAATGTATTTAAATCTTGTTTTAAATCAATTAACGGGTCATTCATCATTACATAACAACCGTTTTCAACAGTATCTTCAGCTTGACAACCTAATGAAACTCCAAAGTTAGTTCCGTTACCACTATAACAATTTAATCCTACCATGTTTTCACAAGTATTCATAGTTCTTAAAACATTTTGCGCCGCCAATTGTCCTTCAATATTTGGAGTAACTTGTGAACCACCAGTACTATTTCCTGGTGATGTTGCCGAAAATCCATTGGAAGTAACAACATAAACAGAAAACCCTAAATTCTGTTGTAATAAACTAACACTACCATTAAGGTCCCCACCATTATCAATATAATCAGACGAAGGTAATCTATCTGTTCTCATAACATTTTTAGTGGAATTAGTGATGTTTAACTCACTTGTACCTGTCAATGTAGGGTATAATATCGGACTAAAATATACTGCTGCAGGAGGTCCATATACAAAATAATAATCACATACATCACAAGGATTAAAGATATTCCACCAATGACCTTCACATTTATGATACCAATTAAATGGGTTATAATCTAGTATTGCTGCGCCTGACAAATCTTCACCTAAATCGTACGAACTATCAGATATTGCTGAGTTATAAAGACCAATAGTAGCTGGAGGCATTTCAGAATGATTTGTATTGTAAATGTTATTAGTTTTACTTACAACACCATGCGAAGAACCAATTGATATTGTAGTGACATAATTGTTAGAATAAAATGCCCCGTAATTTTTAGTTGTAATTTTCCTATATGGTGTTTTTGCATCTAAAGCCCCATAGTACCCGACATTACTTGTTGTGTAGGATGAAAATTGTAATCCTGGTATTGTTGAACCAGCGACACCTGGACTATAAAACTTTGATGGATAAAATATATTATCTTGATTATCATGTTGTTGTACGGATGTATATGAACCTGTTGGTAGTTTTTGGATAGGAATGTTCATTCTAGTTGATGCAGTAAAAACAACATCATTTTCATTTGTATACCCTAATATTTTACCAATACCGTATTTGTTAATTAATTTAGGAGAATACGGGTCAACACCTCTTTGTAATATTAATATTTTTTGGTCGTTAAAATCCATAAAAGTAGATGTTTGTAATTGATTGGTATAATTATATTTCCATCCATATCTACCTCCATCACAATCCGCCTCATAAAAAGTGCTAATTTGATTTAATGAATTTAAAGTTGACCATATACTTGTGCCAGGTCCTAAGTTAGGTATTGAATATTGCGTAACTCCCGCAACAACAGTTTTTGTTATGGTAATTGCAGTTAAAACTTGGAAATACTCAATATCTGAAGGATATGAATATCTTTGACACGTATCACCACTAGCTGTTATTATATATTCTGCAGTACCCGCAATTGATTTAATATCAATACAATCCGTGTTGGTAATTGTCTTTCCTGTTAATATATCTCCAGCCGTTGGAATATAAGTTACTTTAACTGAGTTACAGGTATTATATGTTACTGTACTTCCACTTGGAGTACCTGAACTAACAAAACTTAATGTAATACTATCAACACATTGAGTTTCTCCACTTGGGATTAAATATGTTGTAACTAAATTAGTATTCTGACTTGAATTATTAGGGTCCGCATATTCAACACTAGCGTTAAATGGATTAACCTTTATACTACCATTTATTCCATTTTGTACTGTACCTCCACTTGTTTGACCACTCCATCTATAATTTTTATCGGTGCTTTTAGCGGGACTAACAAAAGTAAGTAAAGTACCTGGTTCAAAATCATATCCAGATAATACTGTTATCGTATTATCAAAGTGATGTGCGGTATTTTGATTAGATGCAAATGTTACTTGTATTTTATTTACACCATCAAAATATTTTTTTCTTGTGTTGTAAACATTAATCCTTTCCGCAGGAGGTAATGTATTTGAAAATGCAAATTGTTTATTAGTATCAGGGTAAGTACCTATTTGAGATATTGGTACTTTAAATCTTGTTGGATTACTAGCGTTAGACGGATAACCTGCAAGTGCTTGTGATTTTATTAAAACACTAACCTGATTAATAGTATCATAATCAGGGTCACTTGTTGGCGTTGAGGTTGTACTTTCTTCGTAAGATAATAGATTATCGTAGTATGCTGAAGGATTTGATAATTGAGCAATTGCTCCTGAATTTGGCAATGCGTCATCAGGTGAACCACCGCCAGGTGCAGTACTTTCAGAGGTACATTCGCACGCTTGACAATCAGGGTATGTTAACATAGGTAATTTAACCCTACCAAACCTATACTTAACAATTTCACTAAACTTGGTAAGTATTAAAATAGTTATTGCCGTCCATAATGCCCCTTTAAGTACAAACGGAAGTATTAAACCAAAAGAAGGCCACGCAAGACCAGCAGATATAAAGTTTTGTACCGCATTTTGTCCAAAAGTAAAAGCAAGATATGCTAATATTATTACGGCAAATCTATTCCATAAAAATGCCAAAAATTCAAAAACAATTAAAAGAGGTACTCCAATAATTTGTATTACGGTAAAAATAATTGAAAATATAAAAAACAATAAATCAAAGTTTCTAAATCCCTCATTAACAGGAAATTTATTTACAGTACTTTCACAATCTTGACTATCAATTTCTTTAATCCCAATAAACCTACCTCTACCTCCATTTTTAAATTCATCAATCAATCCTGATACTGTATAAACTCTATTAAATTCAAATTGGTAAAAAGTATCATCACAATTTATGGCAGCTTGTGTATTTGTATATCCCGTCCAATCAAGTCCAAAATAATAAGAACCCGCAAGTTTAATTCCATTTGTAGATGTTGTTGACTCATAGTTAGGGTCAGCGGCAGCGCTAGACCATCCATACTCTCTAACATTTGGTACCAAATAGTAAGCTCGTCTTGTTTGTTCTGTAATACTTGGTGGTTGTGCCCACTTAATTTTAAATCTATATTTGGCTTTAGTTGGTATACCAATTGTTGGGTCATTTGATAATACTTTTTCACCAAATTCATTGGTAATATAGTAATCCAAGTTCATTGGTAGTTCGGTTAACCAAACTCCATTACCATCAATAATGTTACCTGACTGTTCTAATTGATATTGTTCTAGTACTGGTTTACCTGTAGCATCTTGAGCAATTGTTTGTCTAATTGCCAATATTTGACCAGGACCTGTAGATAGATTACATAAGTTACCCATATCATCAGGTGGTCGAGCATTTTGTCTAACCCTAAAACTATCAGGTGTTGAATATATTGACCCCATAAATACAGATGTAGGTTGTATGTCAATATTTGCTTCATCTCTTAAATCAAAATCAAGTCGGTTAATGGCGATGTCACAAACTTGTTGTTCACCCCAAAGTGGAGAAATTTCTAAATTTTTAACTAAGTTAACTAATTGGGGTAAAGAATTTAAATTGTTTGATGTTCTAAAACGATTACCAGCAACTTGACCTTCAGTTGCAAGTCCCATTCTTATTAAATCTTGCGGTGTTAAAGAAAACTCACCAATATCAGATAAGTCAACATCCATAACTACAGTTTGATACCCTAAAGGTACACCCATAATCATGTAGTCACCACTCTCATTTGTTTTTGCCGTTAATCTATAATACTTGTCATATATTTCAATTGCAGTATTTCCTGTTAAAGCATCTAACCTTGTTGGTAATGTACCAGTTGCCGCGTGAGTTGAATAAGATTTTTCGTAAGGTAATAAGTTATATCTATACCCATCTTCATTTTTATCTGTTGGAGATTTGTATGGATATATACTTGAAATTAAAGGGTTAGATTGGTCAACTGATTCTATCGGTATGAATATGGATACTCTTGCATTTGGTAATCCAAATCCATTGTTTGCTGTAACTCTACCAACAATCACACCATAGTCAGCACAACTTCTTGTGTACACATCAGCCTGTTGAAGTTTTAAAGATAATATCTCTAATTGTTCAAATTCTTGGTCTAGCTGTACATTTATTGTTTTGTTGACCCCTAACTCAGTTCTTATTCTATACGATTGACCCATTAATATCTTTAGTTAATAAATAGTTTATGTGTAATTTTTAAAGTTAATCCACATGATTAAATAATAAACCAAAGAAAAAATAAATAAACTTGTTACGAGAAAGTAACTGATTGGAAATTTTTAACGGATACTCGGATATCTTTATTTGGATATCGGATTTGGTAAACTTGTGATGGTTGAGCGAAGATAGTATCATCAACAGGTCCGATTAATTTTGTTTCGGCATTTGTATAAGCCATAGATGTTTCAGCCGAAGAATATTGTCCTCCAACTTCATTAAACACATCTAAACTTGCAACTGTTAACACACCATTTGTATTTTGAACAATACTTCTAATTTCAGAAAGATATACATTTTGACCCAACTCTCTTGTTTGTGGATTAAAGTAAGCAGAAATTTTATCAATAACACTTGAGATTACTTGTCCTGAGTTTTGTGCTGAGTCCAACACAATTGACACATCAACACTTAAATCTATAACCTCAGCACTAAAGATTGAAATATAATCATTCATCATTCTATAGTTTGATAAATAATTGGCAATGTTTTGTCTCAAAGTATTTGAAACAATATTAGTCAGTTTACCTGATGTATCGTATGATAAAATCTGAATTAAAATTTTATTATCGTTTTCTGTAATAGATACTTTAGCAGGTGCCCCAAATTGAGCTGGCATGTTTCTAATAATTGACTCGTAATCTTGTACAGTAACCGCTCTTTTTTGTGCAGCGAAGTTAAATGAAACGTAGTTTCTAATTTCTTCCAATGAAGGAACTCCCGCTCCACCTACAGCGGCAGTAACGTTAACACATCTTAATGAATTGATTACTGCAGAGTTTGTTGTCTCTGAAGGACCATTAACAAAAAATGAAACCGTACCAATTTGATTAATTACGTTTGTACCTAAGTTTGTTGCCAATCCACCACCTATTCTATATTGAATAAATAAAGTTGAATTTGGCGCTAAGGTAGAACCTAATGAAAAGTTGTTTGAATATTTTTGAAGTTCTAATGTAGTACCTAAAGTTGTGAATTGATTTAATTGGTCTTGAGCAGTATTTGTTCCGCCACCAAATGTCATTTTCTTAAATCCTTCAGGAGTATACTCAGTAATAAATCTATTTTGGGTTTGAATATACCTACCAACTTTAATACCTGGTTGGTCAGATACTTTTGTAGGGTCTTCAATAAAAACTCTATCTTCGGCTAAAGCATCTACCTCATACCATCTATTCTCCGCTCCTAAAAATTCTGCGGTTGTCGGTGTGTTTGTGTATTGAGTACCGTTCTTTAATAAAACACTTGTAATACCTAAAACGTTTTTTTCAGGTAGGAACAATTCAAAGAATGGTTTAACATCATTTGCTCCAATAACTCTTTTAAACACTTTAGTTATACCATTAACCACAATTTCTCTTTTAGTAATTGTGTAATTAACTAATACATTGTTAGAATTAAAGTTTGGTATTTTTAATCTATTAGGAAATCCTTGAGCATTGTACGGTGATGCAAAATCAATATCATAAACATTTTCAAATACAACACCAGCACCAACAACTTGTGAACCTCTTAATAAAGTTCCAAGGTATCTTTCATCTTCTTTATCCCCATAAGCAGGTACAGTAATTGAAAAATCAACTAATGATACTGATGGTCTTTGACCTGGTAATTTTAAACCATAAGTTCTGGCAATGTTGTATATGGAAGACCTTTGTTGGGCATATTGTAGAACGGTCTCTTGAATACTTCTATCAATATTGTAATGTAGGTTGTCGGCAACCGCAGCGTTTAAATCTAAAAATACTGAGAATACTGAAGCATCGTTAAAATCTTGAATTAAATCAGGATAGTAAGTTTTAGCATAATTTAAGAGTTCAGTTCTAATTGCCTGATAATCTCTAGTAGTATATGATATTTTGTTATTTGCCATTTCTATTAAATATTAATAATCACAAAATCACTCTGAGCATATGTTGAACCATTTGTAGAATAATCTAATCTTATTTTTGCAGTATATTCTGAAGTACCTTTACCAGGGAATCTATAAATTGATGATTCACTTGTTCCTACAGTATTTTGTCCTGTTGCAATGTCAACTTCTTCTTGAGGGTCAGCAGGTGTTATACTTAAACTATTAACTAATAAGTTTGGCATAAAATTTTCAATCGCATCTCTTATGTCAGATTCTATGGCGTTAAAGGTTAATCCGTCAAAAGGTTCAAAAAGAAATTCATATAATCTTGTACCAAATCCTGGTAAAAAATATCTTGAACCTTTTCTTGTTAACAATAAATGAATTAAGTCAGCCTTAATTTCTTGTGCTTCAAGTTCTGTTAACTCTAAATAATCACCCTTTTTAGAATTTCTAAAAGGGAAATTAATACCATAAGTGATTCCATCTGCCATACCTATAAATATAATGTCGTAGTTTTTTCTAATAAATAGATTAAAAAACAAAATCCCAACATCGTTGGGATTTTTATTATTCTTTTATGATGAACATCCAAAACATTCAAATGGACTATCTTCAGGTTTTGTCGTTAACTCAGTAACTTCAAATTTTGGAGTTTCAATTTTAACTTTAGGTTGTGATATCTTTGAGACATCAACCGCTAAGTGTTTAGCTCCTGTTGAAATTGCTTTAGTTCTAACATAGTAACATAAAGTTTTCAATCCTTTTTCCCATGAATGGAAATGTGATGAAGTAATTTTAGATAACGTTGGATTTGCCATATAGATATTCATTGATTGTGATTGGTCAATGAACGGTGCTCTGTCCGCCGCCATGTCAATTAATTCTCTTTGAGATATCTCCCAAATTGTTTTGTATTTACTAATTAAGTGTTCAGTTCTTTTAACTTTCTTTGTGTAGTTTTTATCTTCAGGGTCAAGATGATTATTGAAATTAATATTTTGAATTGAACCTTCATTCATAATAATTTCATTTTTTAAATCTTCACTCCAAATACCAAGTTTCTCAAAGTCATTAATTAGGTATTTGTTTACAATCATAATTTCACCACCAACAACTCTTCTATTAAATAAAGCTGAGTGAGCTGGTTCTGTCATTTCAAATGAACCTGTAATCTTAGCCGAAGATGCAACAGGCATCTGAGCTGTAAATAGTGAATTACAAACACCATATTGTTTAACATCTTCTTTTAATGAATCCCAATCTAAAAATAAATCGGATTCGTTTAATCCCCACATATCAAATTGGAAAATACCTTTTGACATCGGTGAACCTTTAAAATGTTTGTATGGTTTTCTTCCGCCTGATTTACACAATTCCATACTTTCAGTGATAGCTGCGAAATAAATTGCTTCAAAAATGTTTTTATTTAAAGTTCTTGCTTCTTCAGAAGTGAAGATATAATCCATCAAATAAAATACATCAGCTAAACCTTGAGTTCCGATTGCAATTGCTCTTTGTTCAAGACCACCTTTTAACCCTTTTTCAGTTGAGTAGTTGTTTTTATCAACAACATTGTTCAATGCTCTAACAACTTTTCTTGTTTCTTCAATTAACAATTTGTAGTCAAACTTACCATCTTTAATGAAGTTCTTTAATACCATAGAAGATAACGTACAGATTGCTGTAGTTTCTTCATCTGTATATTGATAAATCTCATTACACAAATTTGATTGTTTAATTACCCCAATGTTTTGGTGGTTAGTTTTCTTATTTGCATTGTCTTTAGAACATAAATAAGGAACCCCTGTTTCAATTTGTGATTCAACAATTTTAGTCCAAACATCTTGAGCTTTAATTTTCTTACCAAGACCCATTTCAACCGCTTTGTTGTAATTAGATTCATACTCATCTCCATAACATTCTTGAAGTGGTTTGATACCCGCTTTCAAGATATCGTTAGGACAGAATAAGTACCAATCACCATTCTCTCTTACCGCTCTCATAAAGTTATCAGGCATCCATAGAGCCGTAAATAAATCTCTTGCTCTTAACTCTTCAGCTCCCGTGTTCTTTTTAATCTCAAGTAAGTCCATGATATCTTTGTGCCATGGTTCAAGATAAATTGCAGCACTACCAGGTCTTCTACCTTGTTGATTAAAGAATCTTAATGATTCATTAACAATTTTAAGGTATTTTAATAAACCACCCGCAAATCCACCTGATGAGTTAATTCTACTTTCTTTACTTCTAATGTTAGACATTGACAATCCAATACCCGCAGCGTCTGAAGAATATGTTGAGATATCATTCAAAGTTTGTAATAAACCGTTACGAGAATCTGAGTTATTGTAATGTAATACACAAGACGCTAGTTGAGGAACTTTTGTTCCTGCGTTAATCATAATCGGTGTTGCTGGTGATATAAGTTGACTTGACAATGAAGTGTAGTAATCAACCGCTTCCTCAAATGTATTTGTTACCCATAAAGCAACTCTCATGTACATATGTTGAGGTCTTTCAATCACTTTACCTTGAGGTGTTTTTAACAAGTACATTTCTTGTAATGAACGCCAAGCAAAATAATCAAAATTATAATCGTTTTCATGATTGATAATTGCATCAATATTTTCATGACCATAATCATTCATAATTTCAATTAACTTTTCATTAATCACATCACTTTCAAATAATTCCATAATAGTTTCAGAAAAACTATCTTTAGTTTCTTTGTGGTATGAAGAGATTGCAACTGACGATGCTAATCTTGAGTAATCGTGGTGACTACCAGTATAGGCAGCTGCGATTTCGTATACAAGTTTATCTAACTCTTTTGTGGTAATTAATCCCTCAGTTGGTACCGAAGTTATAACTTTAATAAAAATCTCGTCTGAATTAACATTTAATCCTTTCGCAGCTCTTTTAATTCTATTATAAATTTTTTGTGGATTGAAGGACGCGTCCTCTCCACCTCGTTTTTTAATTCTTAATGACATCATAGTTTTATATATTAGAAATCTTCAACAAATGAGATTGTTTCGTTTAATTTAGCTTTTTGGTATTCTACAGTTCTTGACTCAAAAAAGTTTCCTTTTGTCTCAACCGCAATTTGTTCCATGAATTTAAATGGTTGTTCAACATTAAATTCTTTCTTACAACCAAGCTTAACTAATAATCCATCAACAACAAACTCAAGATATTGTTTCATTAAGTTTGAGTTCATACCAATAAGTGATACAGGTAATGATTCAGTGATGAATTCTTTTTCAATCTCTAATGCAGATAATAAGATTTCTTTAATTCTTTTTTCACTTGGTTTGTTTTCTATGTGATTATTCAACAAGTGAATTGCAAAATCACAGTGTAGGTTTTCATCTTTAAAGATTAATGAATTAGCGTTACATAATCCTTGCATAATTCCCCTTGATTTCAACCAAAAAATTGAACAGAATGAACCTGAGAAGAAGATACCTTCAACTGCAGCAAAAGCAACTAATCTTTCTTGAAAAGATGAATTCTCAATCCAATCAAGAGCCCATTTTGCCTTCTTTTGTACTGCAGGTAATCTATCAATTGCATGGAAACATTCATCTTTTTCTTCTGCACTTGAGACATAGGTATCAATAAGAAGAGAATACATTAATGAATGTATGTTCTCCATCATAAGTTGGAATCCGTAGAAGAATTTTGCCTCAGGATATTGAACTTCTTTTAAGAAGTTTTCTGCCAAATTCTCATTTACAATACCATCAGATGCCGCGAAAAATGATAATACATTTTTAACAAAATATTTTTCATTGTCCGATAAATTTTCCCAATCACGAATATCATTTGTTAAATCAATTTCTTCCGCAGTCCAAAACGCCGCTTGGTGTTGTTTATAATATTCCCAAATATCATTGTGTTCAATAGGGAAGATAACGAACCTGTCAGGGTTTTCTTTTAAAATTTTTTCCATAATTATTTTTTTGTTTTATTAAGATTGTTGTTCTCTTTGTTTTCTTTTTTCCAAAAGTTCTTTAACTCTATCACGTTTTCTTTCTTCTTGTTGTTCTTCAAACCCTAAGAATGTTACAGAACTCTCAGAATCAATTTCAAGTAGTTCGTTGTTAAACTTGCAGTTCTCAAATACGACACCATCTTTACCAATACGTGACTTAGTAATTGCAATGGTTGCCAAATTCATTTCTTTTTGTGTTAATGTTTTAGCCACGGAAATGATAACGTGACCTACTTGTGCTTTTTTGATTGACCCACCCATTTGGTCTGTAGTCACAACTTCAGATGAAATTGATGACCTATTACCTTGAGTTGCGGTCCAACCAACTAATGATAACTCGTGACACATTGCCTCAAATCCTCTCATCACAGAACCTTCAGCTTTCCATTCATCTTTACTTGAACTTTCAGGTACCACACAGTCGATGTAATCCAAAAGAACCAAGTCAATCTTTGTACCATCAGCAATCATTTTTCTGATTTGGTTTTTGATTTGATTCATAGACATAGAATCTGAAGGGAGTTTCTTTAAAATTAACTCATTCTTCATAGTTTCTTTTATCTCTGTGATTTTACCCATAACAGTATCTTTGTGTAATACAAGATTGTCGGGTTCAATACCTGTCCAAAGTGTAAAGTGTTTACGCTGAACAATCTTTGGGTTGTCTTCAAAAAATATTTGAAGGACATTATATCCAAGATTAAATGCCGTGTTGGCAATCTTAGTTAAAATAGTAGTTTTACCAACCCCCGTAGGAGCTAATATAACCCCAATCTCACCCTTTGCTAAACCACCCTTAAGTAGTTTATCAATTCCAGGTATTCCCATCGGAATTGGGTGTCTAAAATCCTCATCAAGTACTGTGTCAAGATTAGAGAAGATATCTGTCGTCCCCAAATCTCTTTCACCTACTTGTAATGCCTCTCGAACTAAACCCTCAACTTTATCATAAGATTCAAAATCACCTTCTGTAATAATTTTTTGGGCTTTATCCATTGCCTTTTGAAGTTCTTGTTGTTTACAGAACTTCAATGCCTTTTCTTGTACAAACTGAGTACCTTCAAACGGAGCGTCTTTCACTTGTTTAAGTGTATCAAGAACTATTTTAGCCACAATTTCTTGTGAGATTTCAGATTTAACAATTTGGTCAAGAGTGTCAAAGTTAGGGGTCGATTGGTATTTCGCATGATACTCCTTAGTCATTTGTAAAATGATTTTGAAGTATTTGTTATCAAAGTAAGAACTTTCAATTACATCCATAATAGATGTTGAAAATTCTTTATCCACGATAATTTGGTTTAAAAGTTGTATTTGGAAGGTGTTCCCTAAGTAGTCGAAATTCTTGTTCATATGTTATATTTGCATCCCTTGTTTAATTAAATATTTAGCAGTTTAGGTCAAAGTTCAAATATTGGTAACTTAATTTTTGGGCTGAAAAAATGTCAGTCAATTCTCTTAAAACTTCTTTCAAGAATGGTCGTACATCAACGGTATAACGAACTTTTGGTGGGTATAATTTTCCATCAAAATTTCTATGACAAATTGTCTGTTCACCAACTTTAACATAAATGTTAAAATCTTCTTTACCATCAGTGTGTGATGTTTCCATAATTGTTGGGTCTGCACAAATCGCGTCTTTGTTATCAATCATATAGATAACAGTTTTCATTTTTAAATGATAATGTAATTCTTGTTGGAACTGTTCCAAGAAATAATGTAAATCTAAAGAGTTTTTTGCTTTAGGATTGTATCCTCTAACATTGAAAAATCTTTGAACTACAATATTGTCGTTTAACGTCAATAAGAATTCCATTTTGGTGCTGTCTTGCTCTTTCATAATTTAATTTTTGTTTGTGTTTCTTTTTTCTTTTCTAATAAGTTTCATAAA